AACTAAAGAGGAAAACAAAATGACAACCAGAAGTTCCCGTGACTCCGAGAATCACGATAAATCTACTCGACAAACACACTGGACGCCCAGAAGGCAATTAGAGGCTCCGCCAGACAGACCGGGATTCCGGTATCGATGGATTAGAGAATCTATGCTTGGTTCAGAAGACAGGAGTAATGTGTCTAGACGTTTGAGGGAAGGATTTAGGCTCGTCAGAGCAGAAGATCTTCCTGAAGAGTGGCGAGACTATATGGACTGCGTCGATGAAGGTCGTCATACAGGTGTGGTTTTTAATCAAGGATTACTTTTGGCTGAAATACCTGAGAGCATGGTTGAAGAGCGAACTGCTTATTACCAAGGTAAAACTCAAGATGCGAATGATGCGCTTGACAATACTATGTTTAATGAGACTCGCGGAGACAATCGTTATGTCAAGTATGATCCAGAAAGATCCACTAAAGTAACTTTTGGAAAACGATAGGAGTTTAACCAATGGCGAATAAAGACGCTGCATTTGGACTAAAGCCTGTTAAAATGATGGGAGGCGCCCCTTATAGCGGTGGCCAATCTCGTTATCGCATAGCCAGTAACTATGGCACCAAAATCTTCCAAGGCGACACTGTAAAGCAGGTAACCGGAGGAACTATTGAAAGAGTTGGCGCAAGCTCAACTGTGCCAATAGTTGGTGTTTTTAATGGTGTGCAATATACGGACCCCACCACAGGCGAACAGGTATACAAAAACTATTACCCAGCAAGCATCGTTGCTTCTGACATCATCGCTTTTATTATCGATGATCCCAGCGTGGTTTTTGAGATACAGGGTAACGCTGCATTTCCAGTGGCCGACCTCTTCGGCAACTTCGATGTAGTAGACCAATCAACTACAGGTGACACCAGCTCAGGCAGGTCCAATATGGAAATTGCCGTATCAACTGGTGCTACTACAAACACTCTTCCGCTCAAGGCAATTGATATTTCGGAAGATCCCAACAACAATGACGTTAGCGCGACCAACACCAATGTTTATGTGGTTATTCAAAACCACATCATGGGTCAAGGTTCTGCTGGCCTCGCGTAAGGAGATAACCAATGGCGATTTCAAGATCGGCACTAGCTAAAGAGCTAGAACCCGGATTAAATGCGTTGTTTGGTCTTTCCTACGACCAGTATGACGCTGAGTACGCAGCTATTTTCAGTCAAGAAACTTCAGATCGAGCTTTCGAGGAAGAAGTTTTGATAACTGGATTTGGTGGCGCACCAACTAAAACTGAAGGCGCTGGCGTGTCATTTGACAACGCTTCAGAGTCTTTCAGCGCTCGATACACTCATGAAACGGTAGCGTTGGCATTCGCGTTAACGGAAGAGGCGCAAGAAGATAATCTTTATGACTCTCTCGGTAAGCGATATACCAAAGCCCTCGCTAGATCCATGGCGAATACCAAAGAAGTGAAAGGTGCTAATGTGTTGAACAATGCATTCTCATCAAGCTTCACTGGTGGTGATGGAGTTTCTCTGATCAACACAGCGCACCCTCTTGCGGGAGGAGGCACTGCTGCGAACAGAGCAACAACCATGGCAGACTTAAACGAAACTTCTCTTGAAGATGCTTTGATTGACATCAGCACGTTTACAGACGATCGCGGACTGACTATCTCTGTTAACGCAACAAAACTTGTGGTTCCACCACAGCTTGTTTTCGTTGCTGACAGGATTCTGAACAGCCCCGGAAGGTCTGGTACTGCTGACAACGATATCAACGCGATTGCGAACACTGGGGTACTTCCCGGTGGTTACACGGTCAATCACTATCTGACTGACCCTGACGCATTCTTCTTGTTGACTTCGGTTACCGAAGCAGGAGAAGGCTTAAAGATGTTCCAGCGTACAGCGATGGAAACTTCTATGGAGCCAGACTTCAGCACTGGTAACATTCGCTACAAGGCCCGTGAGCGTTACTCTTTTGGATTTTCTGATTGGAGGGGCGTTTATGGGTCCCAAGGGGCTTAAAACCTCTTAGAATCGAAATGAGGGGGTCTCAGACCCCTGTTTCGACATGACTCTTTCTTTTGTATAATCAAAAGAACAATTAGAGGGCTTCGGCCCTCTTTTTTTTGCTTATATATGTGTGTACAAACATTTGCATAACGACACGGGATAGTTGTATAATGGCCTTGCTTTCAACAAACAAGGAATGGACACGATGGAATTAAATCTCAATTGGTCAGAAGAAACAGTACATACAGACGGACGTTTCGTCAGTACTGCTTTCCCTACCCAAGAATTTTGGCAGGTATGGAGAGAGAAGAAAGCAGCAGTCAAGGCTGCTGGATATTCTGTTCGCAAGATCGACAACGCATGGGTTGTAACCAGATACCGCGACAACGTCAAAGCTATCCAAGACTCTCAAGCAACTTCATCTGAGATAGACGTACCGGTTCCAGAAGGTCTTGACTACCTTCCCTACCAGAAAGCAGGTATCAATTACGCATTGCAAAGAAACTCTGTTTTGATCGGAGACGAAATGGGTCTTGGCAAAACCATTCAGGCCGTCGGTGTGATGAACGCTACTAACCCAGAAACTGTTTTGGTTGTTTGCCCTGCTTCATTGAAGATCAACTGGAAAAACGAAATGACTAAATGGTTGGTTGCTGATCGTGACATCCAGATTGTTAATGGTGGCGGCGAGCAGATCCCTGCTAACCCTGACGTTGTTGTAATCAACTACGACGTTTTAACCAAGCATCAAGACGCAATCAACTCTAGAACTTGGGATCTGGTTGTAATGGACGAAGCTCACTACATCAAAAATGGCAAAGCAAAAAGAACCAAGGTTGCTGTCAACATAAAAGCCAACAGGAAAGTTGTGTTGACCGGCACCCCTATTACTAACAGACCAATTGAGTTACAACCAATTGCTGCCTACTTGGACCCTGCTAACTTCGGCAACTTCTTTAAGTTTGGAGTTCGTTACGCTGGCGGTTATCAAGACAGATTCGGATGGCACTGGGACGGCGCGTCAAATCTTGACGAGCTACAAAGAATACTTCGTCAGTCATTCATGATCCGCAGGAAGAAGGACGAGGTTCTTAAAGACCTTCCTGAAAAGGTTAGACAAATTATTGTTTTGCCTAGCAAGGATTACGGCGACCAGCTTGCGAAAGAGTTCGACAGCTTGTCAGAGGCTGCGTCAGAAACCTCATCAGAAGATATCAAGTTTGAGCAGATGTCAGAGATTAGACATGAAACTGCTTTGGCAAAAGTAGCAGATGTGGTTGCTCACTTAGAATCTGTCGATCATCAAGTTGTAGTGATGGCTCACCACAAAGATGTAGTCGAAGGCATCAAGGCTGGCCTAGAAGAAGCTGGCAAGTCAGTGGTTACTCTTACCGGCGACTGCAACCAAGCTCATAGGCAGCATGCAGTAGAAGCCTTTCAGGCTGGAAACGCTGATGTTTTTATTGGAACCATTGGAGCTGCTGGAGTTGGAATCACTTTGACTTCTGCAAGCCATGTGGTTTTTGCAGAAATGGATTGGGTCCCCGGTAACATGAGTCAGGCAGAAGATCGTTGTCACAGGATTGGTCAGCAAAACTCAGTGCTTGTACAGCATTTAGTTGTTGACGGTTCGATTGACGCCAGACTTGCATCAGTTCTAGTCGGCAAGCAAAGAGTGTTGGACAAAGCTCTTGATGACGTTGTTGTGCAAGACGAGATTAGCATCGAAGATATTGCTTTAGACGTTGAGGCGGTTGAGAAGGTGTTTGCTACAAACACCAAGAAAAAATCACAACCTAGGCCGTTCTCACCTGAAGTCGTAGAAGCGTTGAGAGAATGTGCGGTAAGATTGTCTGACGCATGTGACGGCGCCTTCGAGGTTGATGGATCTGGGTACAACAAAGTAGACACTGGATTTGGTCACTCTCTTGCTCACCAAGAAGATTGGTCGCCAGCTCAACAGCATGCAGCAAAAGTGATGTTGAGAAAGTACGCAAAACAGTTGCAATCCCTCGGCAGGGGAGCGCAATATGAGATGGTCTACAGCAAGTAGATCTCTCTTAGACCGAGGGGCAACCATTCCTACCCCTGACAAGCAACAGGACTAGCCCGCCTGTGGTCGCCAAAGGGCTTTTTATTTGATTGTTTATGCAATAGACTTGAATTGTCATTATGGCTTATCGCATGGTGCGATAGCTGGTTCAAACATAGGAGAACTGTATCATGACAACTCATTTCACTTCGGGTGTGACCAATATTTCAGCAGACGGCACGTTAGGTAAGCTGAAAGCTCCGGCACCCCACAAATATCACGCTTACTTTAACGATTTTGACACCTACTTGGCGTCAGATTGGACAATCACCACAACTGAAGATGGAACAGGATCTGCCTCTGAAGCGTTGACTGATGGCGACGGCGGCATTCTTTTGGTCACTAACGCTGCTGGCGATAATGATCACGACTTTTTCCAGTTAGTTAAAGAGGGATTCAAGTATGAGTCTGGAAAGCAACTAGCTTTCAACATCCGATTCAAGACCAACGATGCGACACAGTCTGACATCGTCGCTGGCTTGCAACTTACGGATACTACTCCGCTAGATGTGACTGACGGCATATTTTTCCTGAAGTCTGACGGAGCCGCTACGATTACTTTTGTCGTAGAAAAAGACAGCACTCAATCTACTTTGGATCTTCCAAACTCATTAGCTGACGACACATTCATGACTTTAGGTTTCGTTTACGATCCTAAAGATCAAAAGTTCCATGTCTTTCAAAATAATGTTTTGGCTGGAACCGTGGTTAGCACCAACGCGCCGGACGACGAAGAAATGACTCTTTCTTTTGGAATTCAAAACGGTGCGGCTGCTGCGAAAACTTTGAGCGTCGATTACGTTGGCGCGTACAAAGAGCGCACTGCGGTAACCGAACTGTAGGAGTTAGATAATGGCTGACACTGTCACCTCACAGACGATTCAAGACGGAGAACGAACCGCAGTTA